GTTAATGGCTAATCCAGATACGAGCACCGAGTGGCTTGAATTCTTGACAGCAAAGTCAGACGAATTAACGGCCTCACTACAAGCGGCTGAAGACGCAATATTGGACGCAATGGGAGAAGCGGTACAATCTGCAATTATTGCCACGGCTGCTGAAATTGCCGCACTTGAAGGTCAAATAGCTGTCTGGGAACAACAAATGAAGGACATTGATCTTGAGACAGAAAAAAACATTGCACCATTAAACGATGAACTGGACAGACTTAGTACACTTATTGCTGATCTCCAAGAACAAAAGATAAACATTCAAATACAAGCTGATACAGATATTGCAGAGCAACAGGCTATTATTACAGCATACACAACCTTCATTGAAAAAATGAAATCAGCCGACAATATAAACCTTGACAACTTGCATGATGAATTAGAGGAAACGCTTGGACTTACCAAAGCTATAACAATAAGTTTTGGTGAAATGAACGCTGCTATGCTGCAAGATTATACACAATTTGAAAAAGACATGCAAGCTGTCAATGATGCCATAGATGATTTGACATTCTTTGAAATAGATTTTGACACAACAACCGCAGATGAACAAATAAACTCTGCCATCATTAGAATGCAGGATTATCTAGCAACACTAACACCCGGATCACCAGCATATGACGCTGCAAAGAAAGCCCTTGACGCAATGTCTGAAAAGTTTACAGATATGGGCGGTGAGATTGACAGAGACAAGGCTTATGAATTCGACATATCAGAGGCCGAGAGAAAAGCCGCAGAGGCAGAAGCGGCAATTGGTGACATATCAACAAAGGCCACTGAAGACAAAGGAATGATTGATCTTGACATTTCACAATTACACCTGAAGATTTTCCAAGCGATGCAAGCAGTCAAGGGATGGAAAACTTTTGCAGAGGGCGAGAAGGCATCTATTCAAATAAAGATTGACGATGCAAAGTTGGAGATTGATGAGTTATTAACATACATGAATAAATTAACGGACACCACAGTAACAATAAAGGTGAGGTATGAGTTATTAAATAGCCCACCAGACGGATTAACAAGTCTATCGGGTAGTGGCGTTGCGGATATCCTAGCATCGCCAGAGGTCAATACTACTGTAAACGTTCCTGCACCCGTTATCCAATTAAGCAACATTAACCCGCTTGCAGAGGTTGCGCATGTTGATAACGTTGTAGATCCAAGACAGCTTGAAACATCACGATTCACTATAAAGAGAGGAAGCTTTTAATGGCAACAGCTTTAAGAATTGTACCATACACGACCGCTTGGAATGTTGGTGACGGTGAATATGAATCCACCGCTGCAACTCCTATTGATTTTGAAGTTGAAGAAGTTGTTGGAGATAGTATAAAGTTTTTACAGAAAACGGTTATGACTCAGCTTTCACAGAAACAACCTTCGTTTTATTATGATACCGATGTGCTAGGAGCAAGCCCAACATTGGGGCAGATTTTAAAACTTAGCCTATTGGAATATTACGGGACAACACATGCTAAAATAGTTAGCCTATTCAATAGTAACTACACGATATTTGACATCTACTTGAATTACATTGAAGACATTAACACAAAGACACAATTTGTATTAAGCCTAAACAGAAAAAAGGTATACAGTTTCGGAGCGTCCGCTGCATTTATCTCACACGCACTCACATTCTACAGGTCTGAATAATGGCATTTACCGCACAAATGAAAAAGGCTTTAAAGTATCAATCGGGGATGAACGTTCAAGTTGAAGTTGTCGTAGATCCAGATGGTGACGCTTACAAGCTTGACGGCTTTCATGATATTAAAATGATTAACCCGATTAATCAGGAATTAATAGTTGATCCGGTTGGTATGGAGCAGATAGTTCTTTACGATTTACAGATAGAATTTAACGATCCTAATGAATTCTTTTGTCCATCGGCAGGATTGCAGGTTGGGTATACACCTTTCCGTTCTGAAATGGCATACCTTAAAACCACATCAACAGCAAATACGGTTACGGTTGATGAGCCTAGTTTCTATCCGTTTAAGGCTAACGACTTAGTTGATGTAACCGATGGAAATAACAAGGAAACATCTTTAGTCGGTAGTGTGGATAACACGGGTGCAAATCAGATAGTCAACCTTGACACTGCATTGGCAAATACATACGCAGCAGGAAGCGTTGTAACGAATGATCCCATATACGGAAAGCAGGTAACAGTTCAAGTTAGAGCAAGTGGTTTAGGATTGACTGAAACACAGACCATATTCAGGGGCGTTATTAGAAAGCCATTTACATGGATGAATGGCTCTGCAATTATATACGTTGACAATATACTTGCAGAGATCTTAAATGAAAACTTGTCATATCAGATAGAAGATTACAACCCTACTCCGTGGCAAAAGATGGACAATGACGGAACGCTAATCAATGGTTTTGAATGGACAACACAAACAGGTAGCGGTTCATTTGCCGGTGGTCTGGTTGTTTATGCAGGCGCAAAGATTGGCGGTTGGGTTTTAACGTTTACAAGTCCAACAGCTTATAACATTACTGGACCGGGTTTCAATGGCGCAACTGGTAGTACTGCATCGGATTATACGAACGCTCAAATACAAATACTATCAGCTCAATGGTCCGGCACTCCTGCAATAGGTGACGTTTTTGAATTCTCAATACGTGTAAATTATACCGGACTAGTTCCATCGGTAGTTTTATTTAGAACGCTTTTTACTCACCTTGGAAATAGTGTAGATTTAATAGATAGTAGCGGCACATTCTCAGATGCATTCTTGGCAACGTTTACCACTGATTTAATGTCAATATCATTTGAGGAAACTATAACGGTAGGCGAGGCATTGCTTGTTATTGCCGCACATTTACCTGGATCTTTATTTCAGAATACACAGGGTGAATTAGCGGTTGACTTGCTTAAATCAGACTTCACATATAATGAGCCTAGTTCATCATTGACAGGGCCGAACGTTAGAGCAAGAGACGTTACGATAGGCCAAACAATTTTCTACAATGAATTTATTATAAATTATGGTTACGATTACGATTTAGGTGATAACCAATTTCAATACACTTATCCCGAAGCTGATAATGAAAACCCATCCTTGAAAGTGTATGGTGCAAAACGATCTGTATTGATTGACGTTCCTGGAATTTACACAGAGGCAAGGGCAAAGCGGATTGCGAAACGCCATTATTTATTCTGGGCTTTCGGTCGTAAAACGTATACAACCGAGGGGGATGCAAGGGAAGTTGATCTGTCTCTTATCAATTCAGTGTACACCATGACAGGGTTCGATTTTGGAACTACTACATTCGCAGAGAAAGTAATGGGATTAGTTCGTACTATTTCGTCAAGCGGAATTACGGTAAAAATTACAACCATCAAACAGGATACTTCAGATCCGCAGGGAGCGTGGTCATGAGAGACAAGACAGTATTGATTTTTAATTTAGACGGAACTGAAGTAGGGTTTTACGAAGAAGAAGTAAGCCAAGTTGAATTGTTTACGGAACAGAGGGAACAGTTTTTCCTTGAATATGAAGGCGCACATTTTATCCGTAAATCGTTTGGTGTTTCTACAAGTAGATTTGTTGTTAAGTTTAACAACCTATACACGGATACACTAACAAGGATTCAGCAACTTTACGATCATAAAGATTTTGATTTTGGTGGCGGCAGTAATTCACAAGCTGAATCAATGCAGATGTTTTACGAATACGGATTCAATACAGCAACAAACAAATGGGTACAAATGAAGCGTGATGATATGATGTGGTTTTACGAGATGGGCAGAAAAGCGGCAGGTCAAGTTATCACAATTAATTTTATAGAAGTCAAGCCAAGTAACGTTGTGGCGGTTTATGATTTACTGGACGATGTAATAACAATTTAAAGGATTGAATTATGGCATGGGGACAAAAATGGCCTAGGCCGGTTGTAACTGATGATACGACCGGATCAGATGACACGACAGCGCACACAGTTAAATTGCAACCGATAAACGCAGCATATCCAACAAGCTCAATCGCAATGGCTCAGTGTACGGTTGAAACTCAGATATGGAAACTTGCATCAGATTTATTGGCAGATGATATGCATTACGATCTGTATATAAACGGTTCAAAGATCAGACGCTATCTTGCACCAAACGCAATAGCAAATTTAGGATAGGAGTATTAAGATGAAAAAGTTTATAGTACTTACAATTGTACTGACATGCGCAAACTTATTTGCACAAGGGAATTTTAAACCTATACGGGTCAGACCGTCTTCAATAGTCGAAACTGTTGAGGCATCAATCACAACCGATTCCTGCACGTTCTGGATCTCAACATTGGGAACTGATACGTCAGCCACATTTGACGCTTGGCCTTTCAACATGAGTAACAACTTTTGGTGTGGCGATACTTCAGGAGATGATTCAGTTGACATTGATATTGAATATTGGTCATGTACAAGGGCAGACGATACCTTTCAAGACATGTTTGATAGTTGGGTGCTTGTCGAGTCGTGGACTATTACAGCGGATTCCGTAGTATCAAAACAGGCGATCACAGATAACACAATTCCACTTGATGAAAATGGAAGGTACGTTGTCAAGGGTGGTGCTGATAATAAAGTGAAGGGTTCAATAGCTGTGAGAATTAAACATCAAAACGCTACTGAAAATTACAACACCGCTGCAATCAAAAGGAGATAACGTGAAAAATAAAACATTACTTCTAGCGTTACTTGTTCCGGCTTTACTTTTCGGACAATCAAAATGGACTAAGAATTTTAACAGTCTGGGTCATGCTTATGTAAATTCTGCAATTGAAAACGCATCAACGTCAGCAGATATTTCCACCGTTGATTCCGCAGCCGTCAAATTCTGGATGGTTACCGGTGGTGATGAGTGGAATATATCAATGTATAATGCGCTTGGAGTTTTGACGTTTAATGTTGATTCAGTTGGCACTGGTTATTTTTTAACCTCAGTCTTAACCGACAAAGTACAAGCCAATACTTCAGCAGGGTTAAGCTTATTTGAAGATGGTGGAACGGGGCTGTTTGTAGAAAATGGCGGGCAGGTTGGGATTAATGATATTACACCAACTTATGGATTAGATGTTAATGGTACATTTAGAGTAACGGGTAATGGAGTATTCGACGCAATGGCCGGAGTTGGGCTTGTTACTCCTGTTTTAAATTTACACGTGAGGGGAGATGTTGGCCTCCCCGCTAGTTCAGGAACAGCTCCAACAGGTGTAATGCGCCTCGGCTCTGCTGCCGGTGTCGGTGTTATAGATTTTGGCGGTGATTTTGCATCTACGGGCAAGGGCTGGATTCAGGTATATAACAAAACAAACTTAGCAACAAACTACGCACTATTATTGAACCCTAATGGTGGAAACGTAGGTATAAATGAAACATCCCCAGACTCAACGCTTGAAGTAAACGGTTCTGGACACTTTACAGAGAGCTTACTTGTTGATGAATATGTTAACAGCAAAATACAAGTCGCTCAATTTCATAGAAATGTAGACCTCGCAAGTGCCGGCACTGATACTTGGTATGATGTGGCATGGGATACATTAATTGCCGTTGAATCTACAAAAGGTTTTACGTTTAATGCTGATTCAACCGGGTTCATTACAAGTGTTGACGGTATTGTTAGAGTTCAGGGTTGCGGACACTGGGAATGGAGTGGAGGCAACACTGATGCTAAGCTTTACATTAGAGTGCTAGTAAATACTGATGAGGCGAGGTGTTTACAATCTAACGATGACAGAGCGTTTAAATCTGCTGACGATGGAATGCTGTCGTTTATTGGAACTGTTTTTGTTAATTCAGGTGATGAGATTTCTATACAGTATAGAGTAAATAATGGTAATCTTGATTGGGGTGGTTCGGTAGTGTTTGATGATCCGGCTGCATTCTCTGTTAACTTTGAAAAAATATCAAATTAAGGATAAGCTATGAAACTTTATGATGACAAGACGCCGACAATAAGCACTGTAATTGCTAAAGACAAGAACGGTAAGGCCAAGACGGATGCAGACGGCAACGTTATGGGAAAGTTGTCATTTAGTTTCAATTGGAAATCTGCATTAGCTTCATTTGCATTTCTTTTATTTGTCGGTAGGGCAGGAGCGTTTTACTTTCAAACTATAGACACCACGAAAGCCGTTAAAAGATTAAGGTCAACAGTTGACACCCTGCAAAACAAAGTCATCACTGAGCAATTGGCAAACGGTCAAAAGATGAATCTTATATTAACTTTGCTAGATCCAGAAAACGGAATGGCAAAGATAGAGAAGATCGAAGCAGACAAGGATAAACTTCTAAAGGAATTAGAGGCGAAGAAGAATGAAAAAGGATCATAATACTAACGGGAATTATAGGAGCTTTGTCCTGACCGAGGGCGATGGGTGCTTGCTAGATGCTGAAGAGATTCACCGCATAGAGTTTGGCGATAAGGCAAAAGTTAAATGCTTTCTAGTCCCGCCAATCGACAAAGAGTTACCAGAGCAGGAAGTTGTTCAAGATGATTTCTTTGGATTCAAATTGACAGGTATCTATTCAGATAAAGATTTAAAAGTTGTCACTGCTGAAGGTGGAAAGGAATTCCCGAAACATTCACATCCTGGCAAAGAATGGATTCAAGTTATAACCGGTTCAATCACGGTCTATTGTTATCGAGTATTGGCAATAGGTTTTATAGTAATGGCTTTAAATGGAGCGATGTCATATTATGGATGATACAAGACCAACATGTAAACAGGTTCCAATAGTGTGGGCTTCCTGTCCAACCAACCCGCCTTATAATTGTCCAATCTGTCCACCTGGTACAAATTTCTGTGCAGGGTTCGATCAGGAAGCATACGACAAAATGAAAGAAGAAACTGAAGAGGCTTAACATGCGATTGATAACATTGGCTAGAACTTCATACACAAAGTACGGAACGTATGGAATAATGCTTGACGAAACAATGACTCCAATTTGTGTTACACTTGAAAGGCCGTGGACAAATAACAAAAAGAATGATTCATGTATTCCGGTTGATACTTACAAGGTTGAACGGATGGATACAGAAAAGAGTCATTTCATGTTAGAGCCAAAATACAACCGTGACGGAATAATGATTCACCGAGGGAATACAATCAAGGACAGTACGGGTTGTATATTGTTAGGCACTTACTTTATCGGGACGGGAATTGGAGAAAGCCGGAAAGCATATGATAAATTTGTAGGTTACTTCCATGAAGATGAAGAGTTCAATCTCTTGATAACTGGAAGTCCTGACGAATGAATACAAGGAGAAAAAAAGATGGTAACAGTTGAGAAAGTAAAGAAGAATATCAAAGCGTGGTCTGATTGGTCTAAATTAACCAAGCCTGAAAAGGTTGAATTCCTAGAGGCATACAATAGAGAGTGGAAAGAAAATCTAGGAAAGTACATGCCTCCAATGGGAACTAGAAAATCAGACGCTCTCAAAATGGAACTACCTGATTATATAATCAACAACTATAAAAAGAATCAGCTAACCGAACTGATGGTATTAGTATACGATTCTTTCAAGGGTGCAAAGACAGTAATTGATGAGAGAACGCCAAAGATCATAAGGATTTTAAAGGGGTTAAAATACTTAGCGTTATTGGTTGCGAAATTGTACCTAACATTTAAAGGTGTAAAAATCTAAGGAGAAACAAAGATGAAATTCTTTACAGCAATTTGGAAATGGTTAGACGGTAACAAAACACTTATTGGAACTTTATTGATAGTACTATTGCAAGGCGGTATGTTTGGCGAGGCCGGAGTATTGTTTGATGTAATCACATGGCTATCTGGAATCATGGTTGCCGGTGGCGTTGTTCATAAGATCGCAAAGGGAACAAGTAACACCGGTAAATAAATTATATCCAAATCTCAACGATAACTTACCCCTTTAGTTATCAACTTGAACCCTTCATATTGTTTGAGGGGTTTTTGTTTTATATAAACCATTGTAAATTATAGACGTATTACTATAACCAAATGAAGAGTAATAATTTTTATTAAATAAGACTTGACATTGATGTTAAGGTTTATTATCTTTATACCAGACAGAGAAACCAACTTAATTAAGGAGCTTAAAATGTTAGTGTATGAAAAACTTAAAAAACAGGCTGACAAAATTATTACGGTAAAGATAAGTAAAGATATTCCCCTACAGAGACTAGGTGTCATAGTCGCAACCGCACATCTTGAAAGATACGGTTATTATACATACACTCAATGCAATAAAAATGTATTGCTCATATTGGGGTCATAATTATGAAAGCCATTATTGCATGTGAAGAAAGCCAAGCCGTTACAATTGAGTTTCGTAAAATTGGGATTGAAGCGTTTTATTGTGATACACTCCCTTGTTCTGGTGGTCATCCTGAATGGCATTTACAACAAGATGTTATTCCATTGCTTGAAGAGAACTGGGATATGATAATTGCATTTCCGCCCTGCACTCATTTGGCGGTTAGTGGTGCGAGGTGGTTTGAAGAAAAAAGACAGGATGGCAGGCAACAGCAAGGCATTAATTTCTTTATGGAATTCACAAAAACAAAATGTAATATGGTTGCCGTTGAAAATCCAATAGGAATAATGAGTACGCTTTACCGTAAACCAGACCAGATAATCCAACCGTGGCAATTTGGACATGGAGAAACAAAGTCTACCTGTCTATGGCTCAAGGGACTACCACTGTTGATGCCTACAAATATTGTGAATGGAAGAGAGCCAAGAATACATAAAATGCCGCCAACAGAGAATAGATCAAAATTGAGAAGTAAAACATTTCCCGGAATAGCAAAAGCAATGGCTGAACAGTGGGGGAAATTACTAGAAGGTTAATGTTATATGCGGAGGAGCCAGAAATGATAAATCAAAAGCTAATTGAAATAGTAACCATCAAGCCATTCAATGAAGCGGCAGCACAAGCTTTGAAATCTGAAATTGAAAATCAGTGTCCGACTGTTGACGATCTGCGAAAGTTTGTAATTGAGATTGATGAGGAGATGCAAGCTTCGTCCGGTGACATACTTTTGAATTTGGGAATCATTAACCGTTGCGCAATCTACATGCTACGTGACCGCATGAAATTAGACATGCCCAAAATAGATCACATGGCATTCTTAATGCAAGAACAGCGAAGGCATATACATTTAATATAATTATCAACCCCTGTCCGTAGTCGGATAGTCCGGCAAACTCGTAACTCAAAATCACTTCACACGGGCAGGGGAATTTAAAGGAGAATTAAAATGTACAAGTCAATAGACCTTTCAATAAGCGTATTCATTCCAACAGAACCGGCAACAGATCAGAAGATTGAAGAATGGGTAAAGTTTCAATTGGGTGCGATAGGTGGAATATCAATCGAGAATCCACTACATGAACATGACATGGAATGCGACATTAACAACTTAATGATTAGATGAGGCGAATTCGACAACCCTACCGAATAGCTACGTTACATTCCCCCTTGTAAAAGAGGGGGAACACGCCATAGGTGGGTTAATTTAAATATAAGGAAACCAAAATGAAAAAGCAAAAAGTACACCCTTTAATGATCCAAGCAATGAAAGACTTGTTGCATTATTACGAGACAGGGGAAGGCGAAGAGATAAAAGATAATTGTGCGTTATGCACAGCCGCAAGTGAAATACAAGAGGATTCATTATTCCATACTGGCATTTGTGAGACTATTTGCGATCCGTGTTCATGGAGAATATTCACAGACGAGTGTTGTCCTGATTTTGTTATTGGTCAAGTGGATATATCAGATGCAAGAGAAACACGAAATGAAGCATGGCTTAAAATCCGCATCCCCCAATTAAAACAATGGATAGAACATTCAATTCCAAGTGAGGAGACATGAAATTTTTAGAAGCTTTGAAGAAGTTGGATATACAGCAATATGCCGACAGAATATATAATAGTAATTCACGGGGAGAGTTGTTTCATTTGATGGATTACTTTTTTATGGCTGAACACATAAAGGACGGGATGGCTCCAACTTTCAAAGAATGGTTTGACAATATCGTGAAAGAAGCAGAGGAAACTTGGGATAGGCCAGAGTCTGTATTCCAACATATTCCAAGAATTTTAGCAGAGCAGGGATTGATAAAGTGGTAACATTTAAAAGAAAACACTTGCAATTCTTATTAAAACTTATTACATTAGGTATACATTAATCTGATAGGAGATTTAACAGAATGGGGAAACCAAAAGTAACACGACACAGAACAATCAGCCTTCGACTCGTTAACACTGAAGGTGCGGAACTTCAAGAACTCGATATAGTTGAGCGACTATTTGAACGTGAATGTACAGGCGTTGGCAAGCGTAGCCAAAGTGCAGTTATCACAAACTTGATGCTGACGGATCAATTGGATTTTGAAAAGAATAATAAATAGGTGATGAAATGGCTGAAGTAAAATTGACTAAATATGTTGAGGGTTCAGACGAGCAGATAGTTTTCTTAAAGAAGATTGAAAAGTTAAATTCTATCTTTGGCGGTGAACCCGATGAAAGATTTATTACAAATCTACAAAACCAGTTTAATTATTTGCCTATCTCTCACTTGGAAACCCTGTTGGATGAATACTTTTTCGGTCACTGGTCAACTGTTAATTTTAAGTACCAACAGATAGCCAATGAGATTTGCGGTGATTTAGAATTAGTCGTAACGCATCCCATAACAGGGGAAACCCTAACGAGATCAGGCGCAGCAAGTGTTGTCATTATGCAAGACGCAAAGACAAAGCTGATAGATTTTGCTGAACACAAAAAACCGAATGCGCTTGTAATGGGGTTTCCTAAATTGAAAGCAGAGTGTATCAAAAATGCCATTTCAAGTTTGGGTAAAAAGTTCGGTAGGGATCTAAACAGAAAGATTGTTGATAACTATGCACCACTGTATAACCATGAACCAAAAGAAGAAATTGAAGTTATCCGAAAGAACATCATTGACGAACTCGAAAATTATGCCGGTGAAGATAAGGAAATGATTAAAGAAATGTGCAGAGAGAAACATGAAGCCGGTGAATTCACAATGGTATTTGCAAAACAGATATGCCAGAAATTAAACTTGCCGGTATCGTAATGAGTGTTATAATACATGATGTTCAGCAGAACACAGACGAATGGCTAAAGTTGAGACTTGGAAAGTTTACGGGTTCACGGATTCCCAAATTGTTCATGGGCAAAAGCACAAAGGGTTACAATGAGTTAATAAACGAGATTGCCTATGAACGGTTAACCGGTAAAGTAATCGCTCACTTTTCAAACAAGTGGACAGACAGAGGGCATGAACTTGAAGCTTTAGCAATTGAAGAATATGAAAACAATACATTCAATAAGGTTACAAGGGTTGGATTCGTTGAGTTAAATAAAGACGTAGGTGTTTCTCCTGACGGGCATATCGGAGAACACGGAATGATTCAGGTTAAGGCGTATGACTTTACTCACATGTGCGAGTTTCATTTTTCCGGTAAGATTTCCAAGAATGAAGAGCTGCAATGTCAAGCCGAGATGTACGGATCTCAAAGACAGTGGAATATTTTATACATCTATCATCCACAATTAAAGCCGTACCAATTTAAAATCCTGAGAAATAAAGAAACAATAACAGCGATCAAGCGAGAGATTGAACTTGCTAAAATCGAAGTTGTGAAACGTATGGAAGCATTGAAAGGTATTGTTAGGTGAATTCTATAATGTATATGAATTACGCTGAATTAACCACCTTAGAGCATTTAACGTCCCGATACAAGGGTTCACCGGTTATCGTTCATCTATTGGGTCAATACGGGTCAAATTTGCAATAAATTTAAATATAGTTCACATGTTTTAACGATTGGGGAATACAGTGGATTTTATAGACTACATTAAACGTGACATGCTAACAAGTCAAGATGTGAAGAGAATGCAGAGAACGGGAGCTTTGCCGTTGAATGGTGAGGCGCATTTCGGAACTATCAATCCAAGTTTTCTAAAGGGTAAACTGATCGACTTGTTAAATGAGTTTGATACTGTCCCGACCGCATCAATTGCCCGTGCTGTAAAAGTTGTTGCCGGTAGCGGAATGGATAAAGGCTATTTAATTTCATGGCGAATAAAGAATATTCAAGCAAAGAATTGAGAGGCCAAGATGGGTAAATTTCCTCAACACATAGACACATCATCAATCAAGATGAAATCAAATAAGATCGGTAAGATTGCAAAGATTGCAGTAATGTATGATCTTGAAAAGTACGGCTATGACATATTCATGGATTTCACAATTAATCGTTACGGTGATTTCATTGTAATGCCAGGTAAGTTAATTGTCCGTGTAAAATCTGCAAGGATGAAGGAAAACGGAAAGCCTTACTATTCCAGAATGTCTAATCACAATTATGACATACTCGCATTAGTTTTTTCAGATGGGATGATTATGTATAAGGAGAAAGCGGATGGTCGAACTTAATTACGATGATAATGGAATTGATATTGTCGAGAAGCTAAATAAAGCGTTGGTTGCATATGGCCTTGTATTTAACTTTGACGATGAAGAACATGATGGGTTCGAGGTTGTAACGCTTGATGAAATTGAAAAGCCGAAACACAAGTTCATCAAATTCCGAAACGATGACATATGCAAAGAATGCGGAAAGCATGTAACTGAAGATATTCACAGGATAGATTAACATAATATTTCGTTACCATCTGACACGTTGGTGACGGAGATATAGGAGGGAGTGAAATGTATAGAGTGAAATACGGTGGACGAAATAAAACGTCAGTCCGTGAGATCGAAACACGCTCAACTGATTCACTTGAATATGACTCAGGAAGTATTGTTGATATAGTGAATGGTGGATGCGTGGTTATCTTGACTAACGATTTGATGCTGTTAGAAGATTGGATGGACGTTGACGATATTGAATTAATTTAACCCCTTCACACCCACATGATGAAAGGAGAGAATGACCAGTTACGATAACACCTTCATTATCAGCCGATCATTCCCCGGTCTGATACATGATGAGGTTATGACAGGAGAGAATGATGGATAGATTGCAAGAAATTGAAAATGGGTATAACGCATATAACGGAACTGCAAGTTCTCAAGAACATAAACACGGGTATGCAATCAGCCATTTTGAAGAGTTATTACAAGTTGCCTATAATCTGCAATGTGAACTGTACAGAGAAAAGTTATCCGTAATCACTCAGGATAAGCCGTATAAGCTAACCCTTGAAGATATTATTTTAAGCCGTGATGATTAACCATAAAGGACAACACCTTACCCATTAACCCCTACTATAAACGGTTAAGGGTCATTAATTACTTTTAAAGGAGAGGGACATGAACCAGACGGAACGTATACTGGAAGCGATAAAAAAGGTTTTTGATGGTCAACAAATAAAGGGTATGCCGCACCCTGCGTCACTTGCCTTGAAATTTTACCGTACCGACATCGAAGCCGCCATATCCAAGATAGTGGGTGAGTGGGAAGAAATTACAGACCACAATGAATTACCGATAAATGAATTATTAATGTTAGGTCTGTATCTTCGCAGTGGTGATTTTGAAACATGGATTGTCTCGATTGATGAAGCGTTTAACGTAAAAGACCAGTTTGACGATTATGTTTCTGAATGGAATGTTGACGATTTTACCTATTACAAACCATTACCACAATTACCAGAGAGGAAGGATAAAAGACAGTGAACGTAATTTTTAATTTAAGACCAATACGAAGAGGTTGTTGTGGGGTCTGCAAGTATGGATTTTACAGTGACGCAATGTTTTGTTGTCGTAGAATAATCGGAAATGCTGATGGTGGTGCATTATTCACAGTCGGAGATTTTAAAGAGTATGAATATATTTGTGGTGGATTTAAATTTTATCGGAGTAGACAATGAAAGGTAAAGAGTTAAAGCCGTGCAGTGATTGTAATCATTTACCCGTATGTAGTGAAGGTTTAAAAACAGCATTGGAAGTTATTGGGGATATTTACCCACACTATGAGCCCGAAGAAACCCGTACAGAATCCCTCCTTAAACAGATAAGGGAATACATCGAAGCTGAGAAAGATTGGAATTTCCATGTAAATGAATATGTTAAGGTTAAGGGGTTATTGGCAAAACTTGACACATTAGAGACAGAGGAATAACCATTGCATGCTACCGGCAAACAAAGCAACCAACACACAGGTAAACCGTTCAAGGTGAAGTTCAAACGTTGTCCCGGCAGGGCGCAAAAGAAATTCAGAGTGTACTATTGGGTGCGCAACCAAAAGATTGCAAAGTTCAGTGGTTCAGGTGGCTGGCAGTTCCAAGGTGAGCGGTACATGCCAGAAGAGAAGCAAGACAGTTTTATTTTTACAATTTAAAGGGGATGCCATGAGAAGAGTATACGTAGCAGGGCCGTACAGTGCAGATAATGTGCTTGATGTTTTAAAGAATATTGGCAGAGGTGAGCACTATTGTGCTGAACTGTTCATGGATGGGTTTGCTCCGTTCTGCCCGTGGCACGACAAGAGCTATGTCACCGACAATTTTGAAAGAGAATTTACCGTTAAACAGTTTTATGATTTCAGCATGGCATGGCTTGAAGTTTCAGATGCAGTGTACTTACTCAAGGGTTGGGAAAAATCCAAGGGGACGTTACTTGAGATTAAAAGAGCAAAAGAACTGAATATCCCCGTATTTGCCAACTACCATGATTTACTAAAATGGCGAGATAGTGAAACAGACTGATAAATTTAAACCGTACCTGAAACCTAATCGCAGAATTGAAGAGCTGAGAAGGGAACAGGGTCTTTGCTTTAGGTGTGGTGCTGAGAAAAGAAATGACAGATCAAGGTGTAACAAGTGTCTCAATGATGATAAAGTGGATCATCTCAAAAGAGTACAGAAAAGAAAGGTATCGGGATTATGTACAGTATGCGGAAAACCGCTAACTGAAATTGATAAAGGTTTTAAGAATCACAACAGAAATGATTGCGCACCTTCAAGGAGGTCAAGCTAATGGAATTACTAACTTCAGAAATACCCTTAAATTGCGACATAGCCTTACATGGTGATACTCATGTGGGTGCTAGCATGTACCATCATGCAGGAGTTAACAAGCTTAAAAAGTGGCTGCTTGCTAAAAAGGATAGTAGGTTTTTCGTACATATGGGTGATGCTATTGAAGCAATCACAGTTGATGATAAGCGTTTTGACTTTGCATCAACTGAAGAACCCGTTCCATTAAACCAGGTTAAGAAAGTTGTTGAGATTTACAAGCCCGTAGCTGGTCAATGTCTGGCATGGTTAAAGGGTAACCACGAGGACACGCTTAAAAAGTTTGGTGACCTATCGGAACTTATGGCTGAGAATCTAAATGTACCATATGGGACATGGACTTGTAAATTGAAACTGACCAATAACAAAAAGCAGATTTGTAAACTGTTCCTTTCTCACGGATTCCGTGGGCGCATAGTTTCAAACGCAAAAGACCATGAACAACAGCAAGCCAATATGAAAGCAAGTCTTAAACGTAAGCTCGAAAAGAAAGCCGCTGATTGTCTTGTCTTGGGAATGGGGCATACTCACCTTTTACTCGTATGTAATCCGGCTGAAAAACTTATCATGCTTGACGATGGTGAAAACATTGTTCAGCAATACTTAGGAGCCGGTGATGGTACTGCATCTTATATTGAACCAGACCGCAGATGGTATTTGAATACAGGTTCATTCTTAAAGCTTTATCAAGTTGGAATTGACGGTTACGCAGAACGTGCAGGTTATGATCCCGTTGAATTAGGTTATGTAATAATTCGTATTCGTGATGGGAAAGTTGAAGGGGTTGAGAAAGTTGTACTTTAACAGCGAGGTAACATGAATCGTAATTACTATTTAATGAATTTATGGCGTTGGAAATGCGGCTTGCCTGAAAAAGGAAAAGAGCAGGCAGAAAAGATGCGCTATGAAGATGTGAAGAAATCTGAATGGTCTGACGAGTTTGAGCAATTGATGCGCAATAGATTGGCGGTCGGTGCTTATCGTTATGGCCTCATTGGTGCGCCTAATAAACCAAAGTTTAATCACGTTAAGTCAATGATTAAAAGGTTGCAGGAATTTGACAGGACCGGTAACAAAGAGTTTTTAGTTGATGTGGCAAATCTATGTTTAGTGGAGTTTGCTGAATGTCACCACCCCAATGAACATTTTAATAGTATTGACGATGGTGAACATGTACAAGAAACACCATAATTTGTACATGACATGTGCAACGTGTACATAAAACGGTAAAATTTGTACATGACGTTAGCGATCCTTTGCAAATACTACCGAAATTCGTTAGATTCTGCAAACAATAACTAATGATTGTAAACTGAATAACAATAGAAATGCCCTAACGCCTCTCAATGAAGCGCACCACTAGACCTGAATGCTTACAGGTATCGTCCAGTTCGCAACTGGAAATGGGGAATAAGGTGTACAGCCATTTTATTAAACTTTTGCTTGACATTGATAATAAATATAGTTAACGTATAGGTGTACGGCAGACAGGAGTTTAATTTGAATAATCATTGGTCACTCGGAACACTTTACTTTCTCCTTCTATGCCTGCCGTATGGATTCTGAAATTGTTTCGGGTGACCTTTTAAATATGAGGAATTTTCCATGACTAAAGAATAACTTGGACGTGACTATGATAAAGTTAAGGCTGATACCTTCGCTGATACCTTCAAGAAAGGCTTTGTGTGCTATGACAAAGATGGTGAGACTTGTAGCTTTTTTGATTGCGAATGTCCAGAACCAGCATCAGAAATTTGCCATACTGACGGAATAGACACCTTGAAATAATAACGGACATAGGCACTTTAATGGTTCCTAGTTTCATAGAAAGTAACGAGGGTGCATACGGGCGCATTTTGGATGATAGGGAAGCGTTATTAATTATTAAACGATTAACCGAAAATTTGGGAAGTGCATAGATACGCCAGTAATCCTATTTTCTGGCAAACATTTGAACGGAGGTGAAGCGTGCGTAAATGTAAACACCCAATAGAAAAGAGTACGCTTAAAAACAGTTTCTACATCCCAGAAAGAAGATGTGTTACCGATCCTTACAATTATCAATACATGGTAAACACTAGGCTATGTGGAAAGTGTGGAAAGTATTTCATTGATGAAGGTTTTGAATTTATAGAAAGGGGTTGACTATGAGAACATTTGAAAAGTTTCCTGAAGATAAGATATGTCCAGTATGCAAAACAAACGATGACAAAGAGTGTGTGCTAATTCCAATTGACGGAACGGATGAAGGTAATAATTGTGAAGCTGAAATTTTTCATGTCGAGTGCTTGGATTTAAATAAGTTCCGGTTTAAAAAAGAATTTGACTTTGTTTATTTGAAATTTTACATGGAGTATATAGTGAAAAAGCACATCCTAACATTAATAACCATAGCATTAATTGCAACATCATGTTCACTACCTACCGATCCAAAACCTAAGCTTGCTAACATGTACGGTGAAGTCTGTACTGGCCTTATGCAAACTATCAAGTACAGTGGCAGAGTCGAGTTGCAATACAACGGGGAGATAAGTTCATCCACTTTGCACAATCTCCACTTTGACGGCCCGTATTGCTTATATGATTTCACCTTTGAGAATATAGAGATAGCCGGAAGCAAACAAGCTACATTTATCGTCAAGCTTATGAATGGGTTCGGGGCTGAGACTGTTTACGGTGACACTACTTTTGTTTTGAGAAAAGGTGATAGCAGCTTTAGGTTGAATATTTTTTAGCTTGACATTGACGGTAAAAAGCCGTAACTTTAATTTAACATTGGTACGGCTACCAAGGAGAAGTAACTTCATGATTAAATTTAATCCCCATTCAATGAGCGCACACGCTTCTCCATATAGCCGTATGGTTTTCTCGTGCCTTATTGGGTGGGGGTTTTTGTATTATGAGGTGTTAGTATGGATATGATTGAATATTTAAAAGGTGTTGATAGTTTTGAGGGGTTCAAGTTTAATATTTCAGATACGGCAATGTTGCCAGTAGTTATTGAATTTTTCATGAAAGAGTCCAGGGGCAACAATCTATTAAATATTTTCCTTGAAATTTATAAGATAAAAGAAAGAATGATTAAAGACCCAGAGTGTAAAAACATGGTAATTGGGGGTGACGTGAGGATCGTAAATATAGCCGTCAATAACCTATCTATTCGGCAACAGGGAATTATAAAGCGACTATTGTCTCACGGTGTGTATTCATTGCGTGGATATATTCTAGAGTGCATAGAAAATTATCGCGCCGACACTTCATATATCCATAGAAGAAAAACTGCAAATTCTGAACTAGCAAATCAAACATTGAGAAGAGAAGTTTTCAAAAGGTTTAGTTATGAGTGTGCTATCTGTCAGTCAAGGCATAATCTAGCAATAGATCACATTGTATCGGTTAAGGGTGGCGGTTCTAATGATATTGAAAACCTACAAGTGTTGTGTAAGTCTTGTAATTCATCCAAGGGCGCAAAATGAATAAGGCTCCTGCATTCCAATTCTACGTTAAAGACTGGTTATCATCAAAGAATGTCATCTGCATGACACCTGAACAGAGGGGTGCTTATATTCAATTAATGTGCCATGCGTGGAACTCTGACAGACAAGGAACCCTACCCAATGACGATAATATACTTGCAGTTTTATCTGGACTAAATGGACGATGGGAAAAGGTTGGAGATCCAGTAAAAAAGATGTTTAAAATATCTGGAAGTCTGTTATACCATCCAAGACTTGTTGAAGAAAGAAAAAAACAAAAGGTCCGTAGCGACCAATGCAGAAAAGCAGGTAAGGCCAGTGCTGATAAGCGTTTAGGTGTCCCAACGTCCGTTCAACATAAGGCCAACACTTCTTCTTCATCTTCTACTGCTTCTTCACCTTCTCTTTCTATTGCAACAAATAAAGAAAACGTTGAGGCGTTCGATAAGTTTTGGGAAGCATATCCACGTAAGGTAGCAAAGCAAGAGACATTCACTTATTGGAAAAAGAATGTCACAAACTATCAAGCCATAATGGATTCGTTGAAAGTTTATAAAAAAGATTTCCCAACCAAAGATCAATTAAAATTTATGCGACATCCAAAGAGATTTATATCTAACGATTTTTGGCGTAGCTTTATGCCTGAAGAAATAGACCCATCTAAAATGCAACCAGAGGTTAGGGATGCTTACAATATGTTACTGAATAAACAAGAATGATTTCAGTATTACCCAAACAAGTACAAGATAATTTAGCTAATTTTGGAGGTGAGAAATGAAAGTGTTAACGGACGCAGAAATTAGTATGATTATAATAAAAGCAGAATCAGCTTGGAGTGTAAATAAAATACCTGTTAAATATAAACAAAATTTCATAACAACACTTGAATCCTTTATTAGGAAAGGTGGACTTGTTGAGAATATCTGCCCACAATGCTTAGGCACGGGGCGGAAAGAAGTATGAACCAAAGCCAAAACATATTTGACCGAGTTCCCCCACAAAGCTTAGATGCTGAAATGTCTTTACTTGGTTCTTTAATGCTTGACAATGAAGCAATAAACATCATAAGCCTAACCGGAACTGAATTCTACAAATCTGCACACCGTAGAATATTTGAGACTATTCGGGAAATGGTGAATGCAAATATAGCGGTTGATTTAACAACCCTATCTGATGAATTAAAAACGAAGAAGCGACTTGACGACATTGGTGGGGCTTATTATTTAACTGAGCTATGCGAGGTTGTGCCATCAAGTGCCAATATTTCAGAATACGAAACCATTATTAAAACTAAGTGGAGATTGAGGCAACTTATTAAATTAGGCCACAATGTACAAAAGCAAGCACACGAAGGGAAAGAAGAAGTAAATGATATTGTCAATAGTGCGACAAGTGAATTGATTCAAGTATCATCGGTTGAGTCAAAGGGGAAAAGTATTGCAGACTTCCTGCATGAGTTTAATGATGATGTTGATAGGCGTAAAAATGGTGAAATTGTCCACGTACACGCCCCACTGATAGGTAATATAGAACGGGGTGAGACTTGCATACTTGCTGCCCGCCCATCGGTCGGTAAGACCTCAATGGCAACGCAGATACTATTTGAATGTGGCGTTCCTTCAGGCTTGATAATGCTTGAAAGTCAAGGAAAGAAAATTGCCGGTCGTATGTTGGCGCAAGTATCAGATGTTGATTTTGCAAGCATAATAGGTGGCAGTTTAGATAAAAGTCAATTGGCTAAAGTTATTCCTGCTTCAACCGTATTAGCAGGCGCACCGATTGAGATTGAAGAACATACAGAAAAGATTGCAGAGATTTTGGCAATAGCGCACCAATGGGTAATCAGGAAGCACATCCATGTTTTAGCTATAGATTACTTGCAATTAGTAGACGGTGGGAAAGCTGAGAATAAAAACTTAGAAGTTGACAAGATCACAAAACAGTTAGTATTATTCGGAAAGAAAAATAACGTGGCAATGTTAATACTTGCACAATTAAACCGTATGGGAACTGATGAACCAGGACTGCACCACTTACGAGACTCAGGCGGAATTGAACAGGCAGCGGACAAGGTTATACTTTTGTCAAGATCAGAAAAAACCAGCCCCTATAGAGTGAAATGCCACGTAGCAAAAAATAGAAATGGCGCAACTGGCAGTGAGGTTTTAAATTACAAGCCATCAACAATGACATTCAGCAAGGATACACAATGAGTAATTATGAAAGTTTAGGAACCGTATTAAAAACACTACAAAGAAATAACTACAAAATAAAACAAAAGAGGCAAATTATGTCAATGTATGAATGCGATAAATGTGGACAGTGGAGAGATTCAGACGATGGTTGCGCACCTTCACCGGATGGTAGTTTGGATTTAGTTTGTCCTGAGTGCTTTGATGAACTTGAAGAAATTAAGAAAGGAGAATCAAAATGCAAGTAATATCTACAGAAAAAGTACCTATCAAGATGTGGCTACACGAAATAGAAGATGGGGCATTGCAACAGGCTAAGAATTTAGCGAACTTACCATTCACTTTTAAACATGTGGCAATCATGCCGGACTCGCATCAAGGTTACGGAATGCCAATTGGCGGCGTACTCGCTACCGTAGGCGTGGTTATACCCAATGCGGTAGGCGTTGATATAGGGTGTGGCATGTGTGCTGTTAAAACGTCCCTAACCGATTTGACTGAATTACAGTTGAAACAAATTATGGGTGGATCTGCTGATTTTAAGGGCGGTATCAGGGGCCGTGTTCCGGTCGGGCGTAACCACAATAAGAAAGATCAAGAGTGGAGTGGATTTTTATTTGCTCCTGACATACCGATTATTCAGCAAGAGTTGAAATCTGCACGGAAACAACTTGGAACGCTTGGTGGTGGAAATCATTTCATTGAAATACAAAAAGGTGACGATGGTTTTATATGGGTGATGGTTCATTCTGGCAGTAGGAACTTCGGATACAAGATAGCGAAGGAATATAATAAACTTGCTCAGAAACTTTGTACTAGATGGTATTCAAACGTACCTAGTTTTAAGGGTGAAGATGGTCTTGCCTTTTTACCTATCGATACTTACGAAGCAAAAGAATATATGGAAGCAATGAATTACGCCCTTGATTTTGCGTATATTAACAGGCGAATTATGCTTAGAGAAATAAAGAAAGCGTTTAATGATGTGGTTGAATGTGAGTTTGAACCAGAAATAAACATGCACCACAATTACGCTAGATGGGAAAACCATTTCGGCAAAAACGTTATCTTACACCGTAAGGGCGCAACGTCTGCGAGACTTGGAGAGGTTGGTATTATACCCGGATCACAGGGAACATCTTCGTATATCGTTGAGGGGCTTGGCAATCCTGAATCGTTTAACTCATGCTCACACGGGGCAGGTCGCAAAATGAGCAGAACTGCAGCAAAGAACAACCTTGATTTAAACGCTCAGATTAAATTGATGGACGACATGGGTGTCATCCACGGAATACGACATGAAGGAAACCTTGACGAAGCACCGGGAGCATACAAAGATATAGATACAGTTATGGATAATCAATCTGACTTGGTTAAAATTAAGGTTAAATTGAAACCATTAGCAGTAATAAAGGGTTAGGTGTTAAAATGAAACTCACAAAAGATCAAGAACTATTCGATAAGTTTTTCACCGGATTGAAACTTGAAAATAGATACTGGTTTATGAAAGATTACAAAGATAAAACCGAAGAAGGATACAACGTTAAAATCAAATCCAAAGAATGCGTTGACAATCAAAAGTTTGAAGATTTTGAAACGGATAACGTAAAGTGTTATTGCGCAACTAATTACACAGAGAATAAATCCGTAATGGTACGGGTAACTTTTAAGAGGGATTAGCCATGAAAGAATTCCACGTACAAAAGAAAGGCAATACTATTATCCCCCATACACAAGAAGACTTAGACATGTTAAATAACTTCTTGGAGAATCAGGTAATAAGAATCAAAGCATACGGTACGAAGAAAGAACGCTCATTAACTCAACTTGGATTACTTCACGCCTGCATGAAAGTAATAGCCGACAACACAAATGATGAAGAATGGAATACAGTTCCGAAAGTTAAATTCCAAATCAAGATACGTTTGAAATATGTTGACATGGAGAAAAGCGTTTTTGTAGATGGCGCAATGCATTTCCATTATCGCAGTTTTAGCTTTAACGAATTAGAACACATGGAAGCGAACAACGTATTTTCTGAAGCCTTTCAATTGATGGCAGATAAAATTCAAGTGACAAAAGAAAAGTTAATTCAGGTTGCACAAGAGAGAATGCAGAGAAGATTTTAAACAAAGTACTTGACTTTCTTATTAAAAGTTATTATATTTAAAGTAACGTAAAAGATGATAAATAACAGGAGAACATAAGATGAAAAACGGAACCATTGATTTAGACCTTAACGAAGGTGAAGAATTGCAGGAAATAACCGCAACCGAAATTATACCACACGAAGAAGAAACCACAGATCCATTCCTTTCACAATTAAACATTGCAAAGAAGTATAAGGATGAAGCAATGGCGATTGTCATTACAAGCCCTGACCAGATTGAAGAGATTTCCAGAGCAAGAGAATTGCGCCTTGAATTAAAAAATATTCGTTGTGATGTTGAGAAGCAAAGAAAGTCATTGAAAGAAAGCGTTCTCCGTGAAGGTAAAGCGATTGATGGATTCGCAAACATTGTGAAGTTTATGGTTGTTCCACTTGAAGAGCATTTACAAGCACAAGAAGATTTCTCTAAGATCCAGGAAGAGAAAATAAAAGCTGAGTTAAAAGAGAAAAGAGAAGCGGAATTGTTGGCGGTCGGTCTTGAAGATGCAAGTTTCTACAACCTCGCAGAAATGCCTGAAGAACAATATGATTACCTGTTTGCAAACACGAAGCATTCGTTTGAGATCACACAGGCAAAGGAACGTGAAGAAGAAGCCGCCAGAATTAAGCAAGAGCAGGATGATTTAATTGAACAGGAAAGAATTAAAGAGCAAAACAAGTTACTTCTCAAAGAAAAAGAAGCAGCAGACAAGAAAAAAGTAAAGGGTGAAGAGAGACAATCTACACTTTTCGCAATCAATGTCAACCTTTCATTTGACGAATGCGCAGATATGACTGATAAAAAGTGGTCTGAATTTTACAAGGGAAAGAAAGCTGAATTTGATACAGCCGAAAAAGAGAAAACCGAAACCGCCGCACAAGAGAAAAAAGATCGTGATGACAAGGAAGAGTTAGAACGCCTTGAACGTGAAAAGATTGCAACCGGCAAAAGCAGAGTAAAGTTTTTATATGAAATCGGAGTACGGCATGATTTTGACGAATGCGCAGATATGTCAAATGAACAGTGGGAAAAATTCTATACTGCTGAAAAAGCTAAATACGATGCAGAGCAATTAAGATTAGCCAACGTCAAGAAAGCTGAAAAAGCAAAGGAACTTGCACCGGATAAAGACAAACTTGAAGCCTTTGCAGTTGACATAATGCTACTCGACACGCCTGTTTTAAAGAACGCAAAAGCAAACGAGATACTTCAGAAAGCGTTAAAAATGTTATCAGACGTTAGCGGTATGATTAAACAGGAATCTATTAAATTATAGGTGAACTATGTCAATTCCAAAATATAAAATATGTGGGTTGCGGTGGCTGTTGTTTGGTACTGGAATACTAATTCTTGCAGCCCTAACTTTAAAATGTGATCCTGCTTTATATGATAGAATAGAAGCGTTAGAGAAGAACGCAACAACGACTGACTCAATATGCGAAAATCAAGAGAGTTTAATTCTGGTAACTATTGGAATTGTAGATTCTATGAGATCAATCGGCTTGACAAATGAAAGGGAATTCAACAACGTCTGGCAAGAAATAGACGCTATAAACGAGGACATGATAGACCTTGAAATATCTGTTGCTGATTCTGGATATATAACGTTAACTCCTGTTGAATATGACATTCTAAAATGGAAGGTTGCAACCCGTGATTCAGTTACGTATGATTGGGATTCTAACGATGAACCCGACCTTGCAGGGTATATATTCTATTATCAGAAAGACGGTTTTCCGATTCAGGATATTGGCGTAAAAGATACCACCATTACAATTGAATTTTGGAATGGAACTTACACGGTATTTCTGAAGGCATACGATCACAGTAGAAACATTTCTGCACCATCGGACACATTGAAAACGATAGTAAAATAGGGATTAATTATGAGTAACTTTTACAAAATGACAATACATCCTGATACCGGCGAATTGGAAAATGCAGAATGGTTAGATGGTTATTTTGATGGCCGTCTTTATGGAGTAAGGTTCCCAGGTGGTGAGATATGGAGCGAAGAAGATATAAGAGAAGTTCACGTTACAAAAACAGCAGTGACAATTCCTATTGATTTATATTCTGAAATACTTGAAGTACTAAAGAAGCATATGTTCTGGTCTGAAGATGGCGAAGAGGGAAACAATGACGATGTTTGTGAACTTGTTTCTAAACTTGAAGACACGGGGGATTAATTATGACTCTCAAAGAAAAAGCAATGTTAATACGTTGGACTTTAATCATACTTGGATTAGGTGGATTCTGGATTGGTGTAATCGGTTTCTTTTTAAAGAACGTAACAATGATATGGTTCTTTGCGTTACCTGTTGCAATACTAATATACGTAGCTATCGCAATTAAGGCGCAATCAAAAAGTCAGGACTAAGGGGGTGCGGAATTATGCAAACATATAAAAAGATTTTCACAGAACAACAACTAGCCGAAATAATACATGAAGGATTAAGGGTTTCTGATAAAGATTACAGCTTGGTAGCTGACGATGATTCGACTGTGGGGATTGATTTCAGGGGAAGAGGTTCAGACTTTCACGTATCAATAACCGTTGAGAGTGAATAGTTGAAACTAACATTTGAGACATTCAATCAAAAAGTAAACTGCCCTCATAAAGATTGTAAGGGTCAAAATATACTTGATGAAATTGTCTTAAAAGAAGAAGTCGAAAGAACGTGCATTCATTGTCAAGGTTCATTCTATGTTAAATCAAAGGCAAGTGTGAAGCATAAATTAACCCGTAAAAAAGGTGGCACGAAGAATCATAAGTCAGACCACAAGAAAACGATTGAACGTCTTGATAAACTTTGGAGTCGTGTCATAATTGCAAAGGCTGGTTTCAAAAGTGAATTCTCTTTAATGGGTGGTCAAGGTATAATTTTACAGGCTCATCACATCGGCAGAAAGAAATCTCTTTTCATGCGGTATCATTTAGAGAATGGGGTTTGCCTTACAAGGAATGAACATTTTAAAGCACCATACAGCCCCGGTGAACATGATGTTAAGAGATTTAACGAGACATTGAAGAAAGTAAAGGGTGACGGTATTTTGGATCGAATCGAAATGTTAAAAAGATGCAACACAAAAGTAGACCTGTTTTTAGTTGAGAAAATGCTATTGCAGGAAATTAGTAAGTACGAATAGAAAAGGAGAAACAAGAAATGATTGAGACAAAGTTTGATCGTGAAGATGTACTTGAGGATTCTGTCACTGGATTTAAGGGGACAGTAACCGGGATAGTCGTATATACCACCGGCAGTAATTCATACTGCCTTGAGGCTGATGCAAGCGGTGACAAGCGTAGTGATAATGTGTGGGTCGATGAAGAGCGATTGATAAAAGTAGATTAATTAGCTATTGACATTGACGTTAATTATTATTAAATTATAGCTAATGCTGTTCAACTTGTGTTCTTTACATTTAATGATTCTGAAGATAGAAAGGAATTGTTTATTAACTTTCACAATAAAGAGACAACTTTAAACCTGAATGCCAGACAGTTTCGAGCAGGGTTGGATAGCGTAAATTTAAATATTAAACAAGGGGTAATTAAGTATGACTGAACAGAAAGAAATGTTTATTGATAAGATTGAATTTATTTATGTAGAAAGTGTTATAGGCTCAGGATATGAAGTTCCGGTTGCCGACCTCGCTTTACGTGATGGCGTTGCATATAGGGCAGCAAGAAAGAACATGCAAATCCATTCAGCAATAATTTTAAAAATCAACGATGTATTTAGTGGGTTCTTTACTTTCCAGGTTAACCATGATGCGAAAGAATTTTGTCTATTGCAATCTGCAATGGAGTTGAATAAAAAGGACAAGAAAGTATACAGTCAAATGGTCAATGAGATTATAGAGCAAAACACTTTTGGCTATCCTATGATTATGACCGTTAGCACAAAGCATGATTTAGAATGTCCGAAAGTTTTCGAGGCACTTGGATTTATTACGTATCTCAGTTTAAGCGGTTATGCATACATGGTATATGGAACCCTTGACCAAGTGAGAATGAAACGCCTCGCACATGCTACAATGACAAACGCATGGACAACAACCCGCTCTGATTGGTTGAAAATGAAACGTGCATGGAATGCAGACATTGAAGAAATGGGCGAAAAGTATGATATACCTAATCCGAAATTTGCCTCTCGTGACGGTTGCTGGCAAGGATCAAACGGCTATTCAAATGTTGTACTATCATCACACACAGTTGAGAACGGTGAAATAAAACATAACAAAGGGAAATCGTTTAACGGCAATGCTTCAGTCCTAGACCCGTTAGCTTGTGAAGTAATCCTTAGATTTTTCATGCCAACAGATGGCAAGAGCGTTTACAATCCGTTTGGTGGTGGCGTTCAATTCGGTTTCGTTACTGGATCTTATGGTTATAAATATTTAGCCAGTGAGATAAGACAAAACCAATGTGATGCAAATAACGCATTATGCCAGGACTTCAAAAATGCAAAGTGGGTTAAAAGCGATAGCTCAACCTATGAGCCTGAAGGAATGTATGATTTATGCTTCACTTGTCCACCCTACTACAAAGTTGAAAAGTATGTAGATTATGAGGGGGTTATACCTGACGGTGAATTAAACGAAATGGGAACATATGAAGAATTTCGTGATACTCTTTTTGAGGGATACAAGAAAGCCATTGCAAAGCTAAATGATAATTGTTTCTTCGTTGTAATGACAGGTGATTCAAGAGACAAGAACGGGGCCTATTATGGATGTGAAGCAGAACATGAATTGTTCTTCAAGGAACAGGGCTTGCATATTTATAATAAAATTGTTTACCTTGAATGTGAGTTTACGAGATTAGCACACGCAAAAAGAACACTTGATTATCGAAAGTTCCCAAAGCGTGAACAAAAGATACTTGTATTTTACAAGGGCGACATGAAGAAAATTAAAGAACTATACCCACCGTTGGGCAGACTATAATGAAACAGTTCGGCAACTTCTATTCAACAATAGAAAACCGTAAGTTCAATACTTGGTGTAAATACACAACCAGGCTTGATACTTATGGTTGCGGTTGCCAACATGATTGTAGTTACTGCTATGCTAAAAGTCTATTAAATTTTAGGGGGCTGTGGGATTCGAGCAATCCTTCAGTCCCCAATATAGACCACGTTCACAGAACAATAAGAAAAATACCACGCCACAAAGTTATAAAGATAGGCGGTATGACAGACCCTTTCCAGCCGTTAGAAAAAGAGCAGGGCATTACATACGAAACGATAAAACTATTCAACCGTTACAAGATAAATTATTTAATAGTCACAAAGAGTTCGTTGGTTGCTGATGATAAGTATTTAGACATTTATGACAAAGAACTTGCACACTTCCAAATAACAATTACAAATACAGATGATTATAAATGTCTGCTATACGAAAAAGCCTCAAAAGTATCTGATAGAATTAAGGCTATTGAGAAGTTGCACTCATTGGGATTCGATGTAAGTGTACGGCTAAGTCCGTTCATTTATGGCTTTATTGATTTCAAAGTATTGAATGATATTGACTGTGATAAAATCCTTGTTGAATATTTAAAGGTTAATCATTGGATTAAGAAATGGTTCAACATCGATTACGACAGCTACAGTTTAAAGTACGGCGGTTATTTACATTTACAGTTAAGTGACAAGAAAGAACAGCTTGAAAGTATTGATAATTTTGGTCAATTAAGCGTGGGTGAATATGTCAAAGACCACCATTCATATTTTAGCGAGAACGTTAATTACAATAGTGATGATTGTTGTAATCTTAGTTTTGTTAATATGCGTAAACCTGAAGAACAAATAAATCTATTTAGCGAGGTTAATTATGAAAACTAAAAAGGCTCAAATACTAGTAAGGTTCAAAGAAATAAACGATGTAGATTGCGGAGTCATAAAATACACTGGTTCAATCTTTAACGCCTACACTGAAATAGATAAGCAAGACGGTAAACATGCAGGCCAAACTCACAGAATAAGACACATTGAAGAATCAATTTCAAAACGTGCAGTAAATGGATTGACTAAGGCAGTAGTGAG